AATTAGCCCGGCTGCTGATATCTGCCTGTCTTTGTCGTTGCTTTGTAGGTCTCTCCATAATTCGAACACATCACCCATATCAGCAAGCGCACGAAAAGATGGCCGAAAGGTGAACTCTCGACCGTCATCTGTATGGATTCCAACCTCACCAGCGGCAAGGTTAGCCATTAGATCACCAAGATGGCAGCTTCTACGCCAGTCCCGCCAGTAACACGAACATCACCTTGAAGGTATGCGCGAATGGTGCCCAACTGAATGGTTTCAGATCCGTTTGCTGTAACCGTAAGCTGAATGCCACCACTGACATCAATAGGGCCAATCCCTGGGCAGTTTTCAGTGGTGCCCTGATCGCCATCAACAGTGATTGTAACGTCCGACCCGGTTGTGTTTCGCATAATAAGAATTTCAGTGCGAAGCGGATCGTATTCAATATTGTCAGCGCCAGTAAGTGTTGTCATGGTAAGCGCCTCAACACCACCACGACCAATGTTGCTTTTTGCTATTACAGCCATGATTTACTCCTTAAACACTAGTCGCTGAAATTGTACCGCTACTGGTAGCCTCAAAGCTGTAGCTAATTGCACCATCCACAGCACCTTCATTAGACCATGATGTGATCTGATAGCAGCCTTCGGTGCGCAGTACGCCGCCGGAAGAATTAGGGCGCTCAAGTCGCAAGTACAACTTAGACTCGGTATCACCTTCTGCGCCAGGGTTGTATGAGAACAAGTCAAGGCGATCAATCAGCGGGCCTTGAGTAGCTCCGCTTCGAGTATCAGTAAAGCCAGAGAAGCTAACTGTCTCATTGCGCAGAGTCTCTAAGAACTCATTCCATCCGTTTGAGTTATCATCTGTAACGTCGGTATTGCTGATGGTTAAAGAACGGTTTTTCGTTGTTACCGCACCAAGTCGCTCATAGGTTGAACCGTCATCAAACGATACGGACAACTGAAGTAACTGACCTGAACTTTTGCCAGTAGTAGCCATTTTATATTCCCTCTGATCGGGTTGTTAGGCATTCCACATTCAAAGCGAATGATTTGCGCCCGTCATTAAATTGTCTAAAGGGCATTATATCCCCGACGATATTAAAATGAAAGATTGGCATAGTTGTTGCAGATTGTCTAATGGTTGCAGCCGGAATCAGGTATGACTTAATGGCCTCAATGTGTCTTAGAGGCTCAAATACATTGCCATCTTTTGTTCCTGTTACTGTTATTTCTACAACAGGCGATCCCAATTCAATGTTGGTATTGCCGCCACGGGAAACCAATGTAATGTTTGGTCGCTCTGGATCTGTATCGTCAAAAAACTCAAGATCAACCTTGTAGCCTTCAGTGAACCCACCGTCAGAAAGATAGTTCATTAGATATTCTGTAACTGGTAGCTGAGGCACCGTCATACCTTATAGCTCCTTTTTATGATCTGCTGTATTGCTTCTTTACCGTCACGCTCGAACCCCTTTCTAAGGAACTCAGATTCAGAGCCCGGCTTCTGCCAGTTCTTTTCACCGCCATCATGCACGTATGCAGCATAAGCAGCGGTATAGCCAACCCGGCCAATGAATCCATTGGAGTCGTTTTTTATCTCCATGAATCTTGAGTTAACCAAGTTACTGGTATCGACCGGGGTTAATAGTACTGCGTAGTTCTGCCCGGTTATCAGTATTTCCGTGACGGTCTTTCGTGTAAGGTCTCCGCGAATATTTCCAATCAACCCGGTTAGGTTTTTTCTTACCTGATTCACACCCTTAACTGGCATCAGACCATTACCGTCACATCAGGCTTGCCCAGTCCACGTTGAACGCGCTTTACGTTCTCGACTCGCACAATCTCTGCATCACTGCCCGGATCAGGCATATCAGTATGAACACCGAGCATTACTCGGTCATTGCGCTTTATTTGTCCAGGGTCAGCGGTAACATAGAATACAAACTTAGGAATGAACTCAACACCATTGGAGTCAACAGCTGCTTTATTATCTGTCGAGTAGTTGCAGCGCACAGTAAAAGGCGCACCGTAAATAGGAGTGTTGTATCCCGGCGTAGTTCCAGTGAAGGGCCAGACTGTTAGCCTGTCTCTATGGAATCTGGTTGCGGTTCTGCTCATAGATTGGGCCTCGGTTTTCGTAAGTTGGGCCTGATACGCCGATAAACAGATTTACGCCACCAGGGTCGCCCATTACATCAATGACACACTGGCCAGCTACGCCAAGAGTCTGTAAAAACAAGCCGTGCGCGTATTTGTCAATGCCTCGTCTATTTGCTTTATCTAGCGTGATTGCGTCACCATTGGCGCTGCGTGTCGATGTTTCGTTACTCTCGGTAATAACCTCGAAGTTAAAGGCAACCCCGGCAAGTTTAGCGCACTCCTGAAGTGAATCTGGCACGTTATTTGCGTCAAGGCACATATCAGCCTGATCAACCAATGCAATCAGCGCAGTTATTTTGCGGTCAGAAAACCCTTCGGATAAATCCGGGTACTCTTCGCGCACATCGGATACGGTAATTGTAACGGCCATTATTTATCTGCCTTCTCTTGCGCTGCCTTGGCTTGCTTGTCGCGTGTCTTAGACCACATAGCAGAACCAGTGATAGCTGGCTGGGCCAGTACGTTAACAACCACAGAGTTCAATACTGATGAATCACCAAGCAAAGAAGCAGCGATAATAACAGCAATTGCAATCAGGAAGTTACAGGCCGTGGCCATCATGTGCATTTTGTACGTGCGGCTATTCATTGGGTTCATTTTCATTAACCTCCAGCCTAATGGCTTTCATGTTGTTTTCTCGGACTCGCTCTTTGTAGTTAAGGTAGCCAAGTAATAGCGATCCTCCAGCAATAAGCACAGTCATGGCAGTAAGGCATAGACCAATAACCTGAAGCCAGTCTATTGGCGATGCCATGGATGCAGCGCCAACACCAACACCTCCAACAGCAGCTTTTAATCCAGAGCTATGCTGCACAACCTCGGTAATGCTTCCTGTATGGCTAGCTACGTCTGTTATTTGGTGATTCATCCCTTGATGCGCGCTCATATCTATACCTTAATGCCCTTAGTTTGGTCAATGCGCGGTACAGCATAAAAACTGCTAATAGCATTAGAAATCCAGCCTCCAGCACCATTAAATTTAATCCTTAAGGTGAGTAAAGAGAACAATTCCATTATGGATAATGCTATAGCGGCATTTTCGAAGTTGTCATAAGACCAATAATAAAGTGATGCTAGCCACGCCGGGGTTGATTGATACTCCATTGATATAATAACAGTCCCTACAAGTATTGCTTTGGCCGAGCAAAGAAGAACTGTAAGCAGCATTACTGCCGAAAACATAACCGTTGGCATTGATAGTTTGAATGCCTTGTTTGCAACGTGCGCCCTGACATATGCCCACATGCCTATTACAACATAGAAGAAAAGAGTCTGTAT